AAATTGTTTTTTGTCAATGTATCCAGATGACCCTCTCTCTTTCCAGTCAAAATACAAGACAAAAGAACAAGCTGTATGTGCCTTTATTAAGACCAAGTTTGATGGAGTTGTACATTCGGTTCCATTGTATGTATCCGGCGTGAGGGTTGATTATTACATAGTTGTTGCCAACAGTATGCTGTGTATAATTACCGACCCAAATTGTCATATTAATTTTGAAGAATTAATCAGCAAAAATGGCGCTATTACTCGTGTCATAGTTATTGTATTCAATTACAATAAATACGTGAATGAATATAGTTATAGCGTGAATCCGATGTTGTATATGCGTCTGCCGGTATTGGAAGAAGAAATCGCTAAACAAATGGAAAGAATTATTGCTAAACAAAACCTGGAAACTATTGAAATGGTTCGGCTATTTACTTCAGCGAATCCATTGACGAATTCTCGATAATGAACTTTTCTAAATAATCATCTTGGAATACTTCCTTTTTCCCGTCATGAGACTTTTGAAAAATATATTTACCGTCGCGTTTTCTCACACTCCATCCCTGTTCAAGTGATTTGTAGATGAATGACATTTTATATATGATTTTTGTGTCTAAATTGGCTGGGACTTGTACTGGATTGCTCATTATTACATAAATCGTTGATTAATTTATTGGTTAATAAACGGATTCATCTACATATTTGTCGGTTACCGGAGTGCGTTTAAAATCACATTTTTCTCCAAGAAAAATACTATAATTGTTTTTCTGATAAAAACATAAAATCTACGAAGTATATTATTTAGGATGAATACCGACGACCCCCCAATTGACTACCTTTTACACGAAGATGTTTCAAGATATGTAATGTTCCCAGTGAAAGACGAAGACATTTGGAAAATGTACAAAAAACAGGTCGATTGTTTTTGGAGAGCGGAGGAGGTCGATTTATCAAAAGACCTCGGTGACTGGAGCAAACTAAACGATGATGAAAAATATTTCATATCCATGGTATTGGCATTTTTTGCGGCAAGTGACGGAATAGTTATGGAGAATCTGGCGACGCGGTTTATGGCAGACGTACAATTGGCGGAGGCCCGCGCTTTTTACGGATTCCAAATTGCCATGGAGAATATTCATTCTGAGATGTATAGTATTTTGATTGACACTTATATAAAGGACCGTGAAACCCGTGGAAAACTGTTTTCGGCAATTACTACATTTCCGTGTATTCAGAAAAAGGCTGACTGGGCGCGAAAATGGATTACACACGATTCCAACAACAAATCATTTGCTACACGACTAATTGCGTTCGCATGTGTAGAGGGGATATTTTTTAGCAGCAGTTTTGCGGCAATTTATTGGATTAAGAAACGCGGATTAATGCCCGGTCTCACATTGTCAAATGAATTTATCAGTCGCGACGAGGCACTTCATACCGAGTTTGCGATTATGCTTTATGGGAAATTGCTTGAGAAGCTGGACAAGACTGATGCGCAAAATATTGTTCACGAAGCCGTGGAAATAGAGAAGGAGTTTATCACAGTTGCGCTTCCGTGCCGATTAATTGGAATGAATATGAAGTTGATGTCGCAATATGTGGAGTTTGTGGGTGACCGATTATGTGTTCAATTGGGGGTGCCAAAGATTTATGGCGCGGCGAATCCGCTGGATTTCATGGAATTAATTAGTGTGGATAGTAAAGTTAATTTCTTTGAACGCACAAATAGCGAGTATGCAATGGCAAACAAGGAAGTTGCTAGTAATGTTTTTGATTTTAGCGCGGATTTCTAAGTATAATGTTGGTATAAAATATAACAACATTATGGATATTGGGTTGGGGAAAAAAAGAAAACTTTCACCGGGTTCAAATGAAAGACTGTCCAATGAAATACCATCAAACGAAAGATCTATATCTGAATCATTAATCAGTCCTGCCAAAACACAATTGTTCAAATATGGACGTTGGGAAAAATGGGAAGATGGTGAAAAAGTTTTTTATTATAATAGACCTCTCCGCAAAAGTGTAAGGATAACTCCATATCAACGGTTTTATACAAAATATGAAAAATACAATTCATCTGCAAATAGTATTGATGGAATTCATTTTGCCAAAGGATTAATTACATCAATACTCGAGGAAAAGGAATACGAAAAAGCAATTGAATATGTTTCAGATTTATTAGAATCGTATATATTTCATGAACATGAAAAAAAAACAGATAGCAATTTAACAATTCGTGATATATTAGAAATTAACGTCCTTGGTACTGGACATGGAGGAGAAGATGTAGCTACTCGAAAAGATATTAATCCGCGATATGTACCAGATACTGTATATAATAGTGGTCCTTCAGGTATACTTGCGTGGGGCAGTCAAATACCTATTAGTAAAGAATACGCACTTACGCAACATTATAGTGGAAATAAACTATTAAAACGCGTTGATAAAACACGTTTTCGAGAACATATGTGCGCCGATTATAAAAGAATGAAAATAAAGTTAGACATTGAAAAGTCCGATATTGATGCTTCAATAATAGATTTAAAAAATAAAAAGAACGAAATTTTATCTGATTTTGATGAGAACCCGGAAGCCAAAATAAACGTATTGGGGCGTATTTCACGACCAATGGCTTGTTGTTCTGCTGAATGGCGTGAATATTATAAAGAACAAACCGTAAATCCAAAGAAAGTTTATACTAAAAAAGATGTAAATGATGTAGAAGAGCTTTTTTCTATGGCTCAAACATTTTTAAATGCGAAAAAGATGGATATTGAAGAAAAACTCAAAGATTGTCGTGTGGGTTCCGATCGATCCATGACAGAATCATTCAAATGTTATGATTCAACAAGATTAACAGATAAACGGGACATTGGTCAATGTATTCAAACTCTTTCAACTGAGACGAAATATTATGAAGATTTGTACGCCAATTTTTCAATTTTATTTACTGTTCATACAGGTGAACATGAGTTTGATTTAATGATTAATGAAATGTTGAATATAATTCAAATGGATAATAATAATTTATTTGAAAACAGAGAAGGGTATAAACTGAATGAAGGAGGGTTTCCTTTTCTTATGATTAAACATTTGTATAAAACTTTTTTAAACAAATCTCCGGATTACAGAAAGATTTCACAAGGTAAATCTATTTATCCGGCCAAATTATTTGACATACTTGGTGAAATTGGTAAGGTTTCAATATATGGGTCATTTTGCTGTCGCAAAGGACACCGAGTTGGACTAGACCCATATGATTCGGAAGGAGGACGCAAAAAAACGCGCAAACGTACTTGGGGAAACAAACGCAATTGTGGGAAAACGCGTAACAACCGTGTGATGAAATCACATTAGTACACGGTTTTTACCAGGCAATGGAGTCATTGGATTCGCTTACAGGCATCACAATAACTTGTTTTTGAGTCGCATCTGCCAATGTTTATCACTTCATAGTTTTTATATCCTGTTTGAGTTTCTCCAAATAGTTGTATTTCTTCATATGGTCAGCCTGGACTTCTTCTATCCATTCAATAACATTCTCAACATTGAATACTTGTGGAACAATTGCGATTTTCTGGTCTTGTGAGAGGTCGCTATATCCACTTACCTGATATCCCAAATAGTGGTTGAACATGTACCACTGTTTTGTTGGCATCAGCGACTTCCACAATATATCGTTCTGATACAACCAATGCGCTTTTGTATTGAAAAGATTTTCTACATTGGCATCGAATAACTCAGTAAGTTCCATCATTATTGAGCGATTTACCAAATAGCCGGCGCCATTTGTAGAAGATGATATGCGCGATGCCAAGTAGCCGACATATTCCGGTATAACTACTGCCGAGCATGTTGTAAGCATCAATACATCCCAATCCAGTTTCATTTCGAAAAACGCGCGAATATCGGCATTTACTTTGGCGGCATCTTCGATGAATCTGAAGTCATCCTCTAATATAAGTACATTCTGGTATCCCATCTCATATGCTAAATGGATGACATTTGCGTGACTCACAAGACATCCCGTATTGGGGCATCCACAATAACTGGAGGCGGGAAATCGCATGATTTTGTCATTGGGGATGCCTATGCGCGCAAACTCTGCTTCCAATTCGGCGCGGCGGTCTGTGCGCGCATCCATGTTTATATAAATAATCTTATCAATATGCTCCATATGGAATATGGGGCATATAGTCTCTAATATTCTACGCTCAAATATTATTTATTTGTTGTTGCTCATATAGGTTGGCATCGCGTCAATATCAATCAATGGTGTCTGGTCGTCAGGGTCAGCTAAACGATATTTGGCAAAAATGGGTCGGCACAGAATATCTTTCGGCACCAAATTATTTACACATCGCGCAATCATCTTGTACAATTTGAATCCGGGATACCTCTCTTCTCCACTGGATTTATAGAGGATATTCTTGCCAGAATCGTCTTCGCACCAATTGTCTACGAGTGCTTTCAGTTCTTTTGAGTCAGATTCCATGGTGAAGTCATAGAGGGAACAACCGAGTCGACACAGGTCGAAACTGGGATTGGGGTCAATTCGCGGTTTTTTTGCGTTCATATATGGTTCGCAGTTGTATTGTGTATTGGCATCACCACTTTCGGCAAAACTATCGCTACAGAATTGGTGGCCATTGAATTGGTATATGGCGCGACCAAAGTCGATGAGCTTGAAAATGCGGCCATATGTGGGGACTTTATAAATGGTGTCGTTCAACTTATAATGGATATGTTCCAGGTCGGTTTTTATGTACATAATGTTGTTGGTGTGGAGGTCGTTGTGGGTAAAGTTGAACATTTTTTGGTATGTTGCCAGAATAATCGTAATTTGAAATAGCGCGGCGATTATTTCTTTTGCGCTGATTTGATTTCGCATTAGCAAATCGTCGAATGTTCCGACGCATTTTTCTTGAAAAATAAGCTGAACCGGGAAATCGTGTAAATATGCGAATAATTTCTCTTCGGAGTCCGTGTAGTCAGTATAGTTATCGCTATCGTCATCTTCGATGGCGTCTGTGGTTGAGTCAGTGTCTTCGGTATTTTCGTTATTCGCATTATCTGCTATATCATTATCTTCATCATCAACTGTTGAATTGGATACTAAACTACTATCGGATGATGAGGATGATGTTGACAAAGTTCTAGTACGTTTATCTACATGTTCGCTACTTGGTTCAATAGAGGCAACTGTATTGGCATCTAAACATTCGACAACATCTTCTGCGATATTTTCTGTAACGTCATCCGGAGCATCTTCACCCAAGTCCTCTACGCCCAAATCAATTGTATCATCACCCACAATTGTCAATTTGTCGCGGTTTCTGCGAGAACCGGGTCCCATTTTTTCATTGAATATACACGCAACTTCATCATCTAAATCAAAATACTTGCTTCTATTCTTCAAAAAATACTCGGAGTCTTCTAAAAACTCAATATCGTCGGCAATATTGTATCTAAATCTGGACTGGATTCCGAGAAAGGACCCATAGTACTGAACACCATGTATCCATCCATGTGTTTCACGCATCATGGAAGTCAAATACGAAAAGAATCCGTCCACATATGCGGAATTATTGACATCTAATAATTTAGGAAAACACGTGTCGACGGTCGATTCCAAGAGAGGCAACTGCTTCATCAATGGATTTTCTAAATCGTATTTGCCGCGAAGAAAATGGAGGGGGTCTAAGAGAGGCGACGATTTTACAAAAATGGCGGCGTCAGAAGACTCGTTCTTACTATTTACAACCGAATCAAGGCTCGTTGCCAAATATTGGTGGTTCAGTGTGATTTTTTGACTAGTTGTGGAATCCATATTGAAAAATAGATTATAAATCGGATTATACGATTGTAGTGCGGCAATACGAAATGGATTGTAGTCGTAGGCGGTTTCCTCTAATTCCTCTGTTTCGGTATATTGAGTTTCCATTTTTTCTAAATTGAGTTTTCTCACACGTTGGTAATTTAGTTTGAATCGCATCGTGGTCGGGAATTATATACCTAAATCAATCACTATTTATATTGATACAAAACGCATATAGTTGTGTGATTGACTGCCTCTCTATATTTAGCAAAACACACATCAGTGAGCGTTAAAGACACCATTTAAATATATGAAAGAATCCTATATTTCAATTCATCTAAATGACACTTGAATTGAGGAAGTTTGATATGCGGTCAATAACGTTTGATCCAAAAGAAAACAAGGGGCCTGTTATTGTGCTTATTGGGCGTAGAGACACTGGTAAAACATTTTTGGTCAAAGATTTGCTGTATTTTCACCAGGATATCCCGATTGGTACGGTTATATCTGGGACAGAAGCCGGTAACGGGTTTTACGGGAAACTTGTGCCGAAACTGTTTATCCACGAAGAATATAACTCGGTTCTTATTGAAAATGTTCTACGGCGACAAAGGGCAGTGATGAAGCAGTGTAATCAGGAAATGGAGACCTACAAGAAATGCTCGATTGACCCGCGCACATTTGTTATCCTTGATGATTGCCTCTATGACAACACGTGGGCGAGAGATAAACTTATGCGCGCTCTGTTCATGAATGGTGAATTGTTTGCCTAAGTCATTACAAAATAATGGCTAGTGTATTTAGGGTATTATTATACATTGGGGGCCAGCACCCCATACCCTTGATATGCAACACGTCCAAATTGCGGAGACGTCTTGATTTAGAAATTGTAATTCTATAAAAGTTTATACTACTAAGTGGCACTGGAAACAGTGTCATGGTTTATGCCAATCACATAAAGTATAGTAAAAAGGTATAAAATAGAGATAACCCGCAGCAAGTCATCTAAGTCCATTATGGTAAGGATACGATGATTGTTCAACGACTAAATGCCCGTGGGGTTGAGTAATCTAACCAATTACGATGATACCTTAAGATATAGTCTAAACCCGCTCGAGAGAGTGTAATGCCCATTCAAAAAGCATTAATTTAGTGATTTCAGAAAGAAATATCTGAATGAAAATGGTATAATTGAGACATTGGAAAGTGATGTTGATCATCACAATGCAATACCCGCTGGGTATTCCGCCGAATCTCCGCACCAATATTGACTATGTTTTTATATTGCGTGAGAATTATTTAGCAAATCGTAAGAAGATTTGGGAGAATTTTGCGTCGATGTTCCCGACGCTGGAATCATTTTGTTCCGTAATGGACCAGACGACCGAGAATTATGGCGCGCTTGTTTTGAACAACAATGCGAAGTCGAATAAAATAACCGACCAGATCTTTTGGTACAAGGCCGAAGAGAGGCCAGACTATCGCCTTGGGGCAAAAGAGTTCTGGGAATTGTCGAAGAATCTGACGGATGATGATGATGGTGATGAATATGACCCAAATGCCAAACGAAAGGCCAAGGGAAACAATATTATGGTGAAGAAAACGGGTGGCGGATCTGGGAAATGGTAAGCACCGACAAGCTTCAGCACCGACAAGCTTCAGCACCAACAAGCGCAGATAAGCATAAGTACCATCAATATTTTTTGTTTATTGTGTAATAAACAAAAACAATTTCAACATATTTATTTGGAACGAGATTTGCGTAATTGTAATTTACCTCTCTTTGATTTGCGGGTTTTCATTATTTTACGTTTTCTAGAACCACCTTTTTTGGGTGAAGGAAATAGAGCCCCAAATACTGTTAAAGGTAATTCTTTTTCAGGTGAAGAAAATAGAGCCATTTTTTCAGGTGAATCAACAAATGATGTTCCAGACGTCATCTTAATCGGACTGGGGGTTCCCCTTCGGATTTTTAATGGCGAATACATAACTTGACCTTCAGGAGAATATTCCATCTGAGAATATTCAACCTGAGAATATTCCACCTGAGAATATTCCACCTGAGAATATTTCACAGGTGAATATACCACAGGTGAAGATTCCACTGACGAAGACGCAAAATCACTAAGCTTGGATGGAGGCGTTTCAACTACTGATTCTGATGACCTCTTCTTTTTTCCAAGATTCTCTTTCGGATTGATACGTTCATTATATTTTTTAATTTCACTATCAATATATGTCATGTTGTCTGTAACACCACTCGGGAAAATAATGTCAGAAAATACAAAGTTTGCGGGGTCGCATATCATAACTTCATACGAACTGATTTCCGCTCCTTCGTCACGGGTAGACGCATAACCAGGGCTTCCAGTTGTACACAAATAGTCGTAAAATATCTTGTCCCGTTCAAAAATAGACTTGCTATTACCGATAATATTACTCTCTGGATTATAACCATAATTATTTTCTAACACATCTTTCACATGTGTGGGTGCTCCATCATATATACGTTTCATTACATCAGGATTATCTAAATGTAATAGTTCAATATTGTGTGGTACTGTCCAACTATGAATAATACCATATTGTTTAACATCATGTGGCTCCAGACCAAAGAATGTTGGTTTCTGTTCAAGAGACCTAGATTGAACATCTTTATTGGCAATATAAAATGGCGTATCACCGCGATAAAGAATCGTCCCTGCTCTAATAATATAGGTTTCTGGCTTTATTTTAGACTTTACCGGTGTTTCCATGTATATAATTATTATGTAAAATAATGTTACACGAGCACAATTTAGCACAATCGTGTATTATACAATAATGGCTTCATGATTCTTCTACTATGAAAGTTGTATCTATAAATTATTTACATATTATATAATGCCTCCAAAGAAAGCTCGTGGAAAAACCCGCAGGTCAACTGATTCTAAGGGTAAAGAACGAGCAAAAACCACTTTTTCACAGGCAGAGATTGACACTGCGCAGAATCATTTTCCTCCTCTATTAACTCCGACTAATCCAAAAGAAAATAGTCTTGTATCAATTGCCAATAACTGGGGAATAAAAGTATTAGTCGAGGGTGATAAAGGAGCAAAAAACCCAGTTACTTCAAGGTCAATAATGAATACATTTTCAGCATTATCAGTTTACCAACAGCAACCAGAAGATGACTTTTGGACAGATATCTTGGAAAGAGAAAAAACGGGCAAATATCGATTTTTGGATAGTATCATATCAAAATATAGTGATATCATAACAAGCAAATTAAACTGTACCAAAGACGAAATATATTCATATGTGCGTATATGCGCGTTAACTGGCTTGCCATTTATTCCCGGAATCGATTCTCAAGATTTGGACCATTGTGAATCCGCCAAACGAACGGGCGAAGTTGGATTACCGATAACAAGTCAGAATTGTAGCGCTGGCCATGTGTGGGAATCCGCAATTTTAGTTGCTAGTACATTATCATCCGCAAATAGGAGTGCCGGAGAAAGTTCTTATTTTACATCATTTCAAAAATTGAGCTTGGGTCCACTATCTATGCTTATAAATGAAAAGGCAACCCTGGCAGTAAGCGCGGATTTTAATTCGTGTTGTTTGAAACATCCATTCCATGAGTTTCGACGTATGACACCCGGTGATATTAAAAGTATGATTGATGTTGTTTATAAAAGCCAGGATACTAGCCCATTTTTGAAAGAAGTAATCACCACAATATCGAGTAATATTGATGAATATATTAAGAATCACATTTCTAATTTGAAAATGTGGCCAGCATTGAAAGATATTTTGAGAGTTATGAATCGCGAGTTGTATAAAGATATGAAGTCATTGTTCACCGAATCCCGCATAGATTTACAAGAACGGACAAAGATTAAAGACAGTATTAGTGATATTACGAACCTTCCTACATTATATGATGTAGAAGCCAGTATTGACTTTAGTGATTTGGATTTGTTGAATCATGCTAAAATATATATAATCAAGCCTTTTGGATATATTCATTTACTCGCGTTTTTAGGAGACAGACTCGAAAAAATAAAAGGTACTCAATTTGAACGCGTTTTGGAAACAATATATGGTATTGGTGAAAGGCGTAATTTAAATATAGGAACTCATGCTGTTAGCGCGTATGCTATGGCAGAACGTGCGAGTGAACCGAAAATGAAAGTTGCGCCACCGCCGCCGCCGCCGCCACTCCCAAAATTAGAATTGAATAATATGGAACATTTAGATGTTATACAGAATACTATAGCGGCTTGGTTAGATACTCATCAAGCACAGCGAAGTGATATTGACAATAATAAACCCGGTGCCGTAGATAGAACAGCTGATATGTTTTTACGAGACTTTAAATTATCAGAAATATACAATACAACAGAAACACGCAATCTAACTATTAAAAATATGGTAAAGGAATTGTTAATTGTAGTACAAAAGGCTCGTAATTATGGCGGTGATTTTGAACCTCTTAAACTTGCTATAAATAATGCTGTTGAAAATGTAGATATGGGGCTAGTAGAATTGGAACAACGGCATAGAATGGATGAAGATGATTCTCCCGCAGAAGCTGTAGTTTTGGCTGATACTAATCGGATAGTTGGTGTTCCTACAAGATTCCTTCCAAATGAACGAAAGTCGACAGCATATGCTAGAGGAGAACTAGATAAATCTTTGACACCAAAAAGTCCACATGCCAGCCAGGTTAAACAGAAGTCTAGGTTTTATGATAAACCCCAAAAACATAAGGAAGAACCTAATTTTCGAAGACCCAAATTGATTACTTCAGACCCTATTAGAGGAGAAGAACATATTTACAGTCAAATGCGAGAAGACATTTTAAATCAAAAGCGGCAAGCGATTATTAATACTGCTCGCGATAATAAAAGAAAACGAAGTCCTAGCATTTCTCCAAATAGTTCAAAGAAACGTGGGAAAGAAAGTAAATCGCGGTCGCCATCCAAAAAAGGTGGCAAATATCAAACACGCAAAAATACGCGTTAATTTTATTTCATTTATTTGACAATTGAAATAAAAGTCATTACATGGTCGGCACATTACATGGTCGGCACATTACATGGTCGCCAGATACATATTAAAATACCCACTCACTTTCACTATCTGGTATCCCAACACATCTCGCAAATAATTGAACAGAGCAGCATTCTCATTATTTGACTCAAACAGGATTTTTGGATACTTCGCGCGCACAATTGTCTCCATTCCCCCCTGTAAAACACACAGCTCATTCTCTTCTACATCCATCTTGATAAAGGATATGCGTTCTTGGATATTCAGCGAATCGAGCGTTTTCACCTGGATGTCTTCCGTACCAAGGACTTTGTCAGCAGGTGGTGCCCAAACTGTGGACCCGCCACCATCATTACTCACAATATGGAGTGTTTTTGTACCAACTTGGGACTCATTGCCGAGTCCATATTCATGGCATATAACGTTTCTGGCTCCACTAAGAGCCACGCCGCCGCACAAGGCATAATAGGTCTGACGCTGGGGTTCAAATGCCAAGACTTTTGAGGCAAAAGGTGCCAATGTGATGGCATAACTGCCGGTGTGTGCGCCGATATCCAGGAAAATTGAGTCTTTGCTACAAAACTGCTTACACCATTCGATAAGATTGTTTTCGAAAAGCCCGCGTTCAGCGTAGTATGCAGTATTTACGGAGGGCATCAAATAGGTGAGAGACCGATTGATTGATATGAGCTGATTGCCGGAATTGTTGTCAGCAGTCTCAGCACTATCCTTGGTCAAAATAATATATCGCGTGGTCATAGTAGATAGTTTAGAGGCAAATCTTTATATGGGTGAAATAATATAGTAATGTCGGACCCGGTAGCAAAAACATCTTCTATGAACAACATTTATATTTATGATTATTTAAATAAAGGTTCGACCAAAATTGTTTTTACTGCTGGAGTTTATCCACGAAATAGAATGATTGAGTACAAAAATCTTAATAATGATATTTTTTCATTGGAAGTTGAACAGCTTCAACAAATATACATAGGGATTTATGATATAAAAAAAGTTCAAAAACCATCGTTAGGTAGTGGTATCAGTGTTGTTGTTTCGTGTATTATGACAAATACACCCAAAGAATATAGAGACTGTATTGAAAATATACGACTACAAGAAAGGTTTTACTCCTATCAAATGGCAACCAAGATTTATGGTATTGTTATTATGGAAGAAGTAAAGACC